GTTCAAGCTCTTAAAGGAAATCATTCGCGACAATACGCCGGCCGAGTACCCATACAACCCCGTGGGTGGAAATCCATTGGCCAAGCAGGGTGACTACGACATGGTGGAAGTGATTCCTGTGTCGGACCCCAACAGCTCGACCATGGCTCAACGGATCATGCAGTATCAAGCGGTGATCCAATTGGCTCAGCAAGCGCCGCAGATTTATGACCTGCCCCAGCTGCACCGCCAAATGATTGAAGTTTTGGGTGTGAAAAACGCTGACAAGCTGGTGCCGATTGAAGATGACATGAAGCCGCGGGACCCAATCAGCGAGAACATGGCATTCTTAACCGGCAAGCCCACAAAAGCGTTTATTTACCAAGATCATGACGCGCACATTGCAGTGCACACATCGATGCTGCAAGACCCGACGATCATGGCTCAGATTGGTCAAAGCCCGATGGCCCAGCAAATGCAGGCGGCCATCATGTCTCACGTGGCAGAACACGTAGCGTTCCAGTATCGCCGCCAAGTCGAAGAGAGATTGGGTGTTACGCTCCCCGCTCCCGACGCGGAAATGCCAGAGGAAGTGGAAGTTCAGCTCTCCAAACTCGTGGCACAAGCAGCCACCCAAGTGCTCAACATGCACAAAGGTCAAGCTGCTCAGCAACAAGCCCAACAGCAGATGCAAGACCCGATCGTGCAGATGCAACAACAAGAGCTTCAAATCAAAGCCCAAGAGGCCCAGACAAAAGCTCAGAAGGTTCAGGGTGACTTGCAGATCAAGCAAGCAGAACTTCAACTCAAAGCGCAAGAAGTTGCGCAGCGAACCGGAGAAGACCCCGCATTGCAAATTGCTAAGACACAGCAAGAACTTACCATGCGGGAACAAGAGCACCAGCAGAAGATGCGACATGCGCAAGAGATGGATCGACTGAAGCTTCAACAGCAGGTGCTCAAGATGAACAAGCCGGCTGCGAAACCGCCGGGACGTAGAGGAGCGTAATGGACGAAAAGGTACTGGAGTATTTGCGTGACAAATATGTCGATCGCGAACAAAGTCTTGTAAGTTTTATAGCGGACGGAGGATGCAAGTCCTACGACCACTACAAAGAGCTGTGCGGCACCATCCGAGGTCTTCGAGCTGCACAGTCTGAAATAGAAGATCTCGTGCGAAAAATGAAAGATCAAGACGATGAGTTCTGAAATCCTGATAGGTCAAACACTTGACCCAAATGGCCCGGTATCGGTTCTACCCAGTGCGGCAGAAGACAAGGCAAAACAAGTGCCTGATCCCTGTACGTACCATATCCTGTGCGTCCTGCCAGAAGTTGACGAAGAGTATGACAGCGGCCTGATTAAAGCCGGCCAGACTATGCACTTTGAAGAGGTGCTGTCTCCTGTCTTGTTCGTGGTCTCCATGGGACCCGACGCGTATAAAGACGAGAAGCGATTCCCCAGTGGACCCAGCTGCAAGGCTGGTGACTTTGTGTTGGTTCGCCCGAATACTGGCACCCGCATCAAAATCCACGGCAAAGAATTCCGCTTGATCAACGACGACAGCGTTGAGGCAGTTGTCCAAGATCCCCGCGGCATTACTCGTGCATAAGGGGTAAATCATGGCTGACATGGAAAAAGTCGAATTTGAGTTTCCCGACGAGAAGCAAGAAAACCCACGCAAAGGCGGGGCTGTAGTCGAGCCTGAAAAGGCCGAGTCGCAGATTGAAATCGTTGACGATACTCCAGAGAAAGATCGCAATCGCCCCCCTATGGAGACGCCCCCCAAAGAGATGGCGGAGGAAGAGCTCCAGAAGTATGACGAAAGCGTTCGCAAACGTATTCAACACTTCACCAAGGGCTATCACGAAGAGCGTCGCGCCAAAGAGGCGGCCATGCGTGAGAAGGAAGAAGCCATTCGATTGGCTCAAGCCATTGTTGAAGAGAATAAAAAGCTCAAAGGCTCTTTGAGTGCAAACCAAAACGTCTTGTTGGAGCAGGCTAAGCGCACTGTAGCCAACGAGGTCGAAGAGGCCAAGCGCAAATTCAAAGAAGCGTATGACTCTGGTGATGCAGATGCATTGGTAGCGGCTCAAGAAGCGCTGACAACAGCAAAGCTTCGTGCTGAAAAAATCAGCAATTACAAGCCCAACCCTTTACAAAAGCAGCAAACTAGTGTACAAAACCAACCACAACCGGTTCAAAAAGCTCCGGAGCCTGATCCCAAACTGCGTGCATGGCAAGAAAAAAATCCGTGGTTTGGATCCAACCGACGTTTAACAGCGTATGCGTTGGGGGTTCATGAAGATTTGATCGGTGAAGGTATTCAAGCAGGAAGTGACGAATATTACAAACGTATCGACACTGAAATGCAAGAACGGTTCTCAGATGCGTTTGAGTCTGAGAAGCAGGCGAATGCTACATCTTCGCCCCGTGCATCAAACGTTGTCGCACCGGCAACAAGGGGTACTGCGCCTAAGAAAGTCGTACTTACCAAATCGCAGGTCGAAATCGCCAAACGGCTGGGTGTTCCACTGGAACTCTATGCTCGTAAGGTTGCGGAAGAAATGAGGAAATAAAAATGGCTGAACAAAATCGTAACAACCGTGAAGTTGAAAGTCGCGAACAGAGCGCCCGCCCTAAAAAGTGGATGCCCGCCCAGCTTCTGCCGGATCCCAACCCGGAGCCCGGCTATGCGTTTCGCTGGATTCGTCTGAGCACTTTGAACTCGGCTGACCCCATGAATATTTCCGCAAAACTCCGCGAAGGTTGGGAACCCGTGAAGGCGTCCGAACATCCCGAGATCAAGCTGTACAGCGCTGGAACTAATCGTTTCCCTGACAGCATTGAAGTGGGTGGTCTGCTCCTTTGCAAAACCCCGGTTGAATTTGTCGAGCAACGCAACGAGTATTACAGCGCACAAGCTGAATCTCAGATGAGCTCGGTAGATAACAACTACATGCGTGAAAGCGATCCGCGGATGCCTCTCTTTAAAGAGCGAAGCTCCAAGGTGACTTTCGGTAAAGGTATTTAACTTTTTTGGAGTCAAAAATGGCCTATCCAACCGTTAGCGCTCCGTATGGCCTACAAGCTGTCAACCGAGTTGATGGTATGCCCTACGCTGGCGCGATTCGCCAAATCCCCGTGGCCTCTGGCTACGCTACTGCCATTTTCAATGGCGACACCGTGAAGATCAGCGATGGCTACATCGTTGCTGACACTGGTACCAACAACGCCACCCCCTGCGGTGTGTTGGTTGGCTGCCAATATGTCAACTCTTCTGGTCAGACCGTGCAAGGTCAATACTACCCCGCAGCCGCCTCTAGCGCGATTGCTTACGTAGTGGACGATCCCATGGCTGCTTTCAAAGTTGCCGTCGTTTCTGGCACCACCACTATTGCAGCAGTTGCTCGCACTGTGGTTGGCTCGAACATGGCTTTGGTTCAAAACACTGGTTCTACCAACACTGGCGATTCCGCTGTGGCCGTTCTGTCTACCAGCTCCTCTACAACTAACACACTCCCCGTGCGTGTGATTGATGTAGTGCCTGATACAGCTACGTCCTCTGGTTACGTCGAGTTGATCGTCAAGATCAACACTCACCAGTACAACAGCACCACTGGTGTTTAAGGAGTAAATCATGGCTATTTCACGTGCCCAACTACTTAAAGAACTGCTCCCCGGCCTGAACGCATTGTTCGGCTTGGAATATGCCAAGTACGGCGAAGAGCATAAAGAGATCTACGAAACCGAAACTTCGGAACGTAGCTTCGAAGAAGAAACCAAGCTGTCTGGCTTTAGCGCTGCCCCCGTGAAAAACGAAGGCGCCGCCATTGCTTATGACAACGCTCAGGAAGCTTGGACTGCTCGTTACAACCACGAAACTATCGCGATGGGCTTCTCCATCACCGAAGAAGCAGTGGAAGATAACTTGTATGACAGCTTGTCTTCGCGCTACACCAAAGCTTTGGCTCGTGCTATGGCTTACACCAAGCAGGTCAAAGGCGCTTACGTTTTGAACAATGCCTTCAACACCGCAGTTACCTACGGCGACGGCAAAGCTCTTTGCGTGACCGACCACCCCCTGATCTCTGGTGGCACCAACAGCAACACTCCCTCTACCGCTGCTGACTTGAACGAAACATCGTTGGAAAACGCTGTGATTCAAATCGCTGGCTGGACAGATGAACGTGGCCTGTTGATCGCTGCTAAGCCCAAGAAGTTGGTTGTTCCCCCTGCATTGATGTTCGTGGCAACCCGCCTGCTCGAAACCGAGTTGCGCGTTGGCACTGCCGACAACGACATCAACGCCATCAAGAACAACGGTTCTATCCCCGGTGGCTACACCGTGAACCACTTCTTGACAGACACCAACGCATGGTTCCTGTTGACCGACGTTCCTAACGGCCTGAAGCACTTCGTGCGTACGCCCTTGCAGAACTCGATGGACGGTGACTTCGATACTGGTAACGTTCGCTACAAAGCTCGTGAACGTTATTCGTTCGGCGTGTCTGATCCTCTGGGCATCTTTGGCTCAGCTGGTGCTTAATCAGCAAACTCAAAAAAAGGGGGCTTCGGCTCCCTTTTTTATTGTCTTCTGTAGCCGACCGTGCTATAACTCACACATCTAGGATCATCAGAGCATCAGACTGGCCTAGCAGACACCATGCGGACTGATGCTCGCAAACCTGCATGAGAGGAATCATCATGGGAACCACATCGTTTTCCGGTCCTATTAAGGCCGGCTCTATCGCAAACACCACTGGCACTACCGTTGGCACAAACGTTGCAAACGTTGGCTACGTCCTGATGGCTCAATCTAAAGTCATCGACATCATTGGCGCTTCGTCTTTGAACCAAGTTGTTGCCACTATCCCCGCAAACTCGCAGATTGTTGACGTGATTTTGAACGTCACGACCGCCAGCAATGACGGTACCGCAGCAACTGTTGCGGTTGGCACATCTGCCGACGCTGACGCTTTTGTCCCCGCCACAAGCACACAAGCCACTGGCACAACCCGCGGCACATTGGATACAGAAGCAACTGATGTTGGCTCAACCGACATTCAAGTGTTGGCTGACTTCACCGCGACTGATGGCGATGGAACCACTGGAGCTGCAACGGTTACTGTCCTGTACATTCAGAACAACAACCTGTCTTAATAGGAGCCCGCCATGGGTATGCAAACTGACGTACTAGCAGGGCATCTAACGCAGTCCGGGTATTTCACCGCCGTAGAACGTGTTCGCCTCAAAGCGTTTTCGATCAAAGGCGCTAGTGATGCGGCTTCACAAATTGACATCTTCAGCACTAATGCAGCGCCTGTTACAGGGGCGTATGGCCAGTCTGGGACAACAATCACTGTTACTAAAACAGCACACGGGTTGTCGGTGGGCGACGCTATCGGGATTGCGTACGCTGCTGGAACCGGCGGTACGGCTACCTGCAGCAACGCAAAAATCGCAACCGTCCCAACTGATGACACCTTCACGATTACCTGTTTTAACTCAGTGACTATTACAGGCTCTCCAGCTTGTTACTACGTGACTGACGGCGGGCAATGGTTGGTATCGTCTGACTTAGCTTCTGGCGACACGTACAACAACTACTTCTTGCTTCCCGGCGAGGGTATATTGTGCAGACAAAAACTGTACGGACGTTTGAACGGCGTAACTTCAGCGTTGGTGTTTTATGGTTGAAGAAAAGAATTTCAGCTTAGCTGGACGCAAACTGATGATCTGTATTCCCGCCTATGACGGGAAGCTGAACATTCATTCTGCGTTCCAGTTACCGTTGCTGGCAATGGAATCCCAGAAGTATGGCTTCAGTGTTCACTTGGCCCATCTCTCTGGCTCTTCCATCATCACACGAGCTCGAAATTGTTTGGTCAATCAGTTCATGGAGTCCGACTGCACAGAGATGTTGTTTGTCGACGCTGACGTGAACTTCAAGGTAAAAGACGTGCTGCGCATCATGGCCCTTGGCTCGGACAAGGACGTGGTGTGTGGTGCGTATCCCCGTCGCGCTGATGACAAGATGTTCTTCACAGACATCTGGTTTAACGAGCATGGTGGCATTGAGCTGACGGACGGCTTGCTGCGCGTAGAGCGCGTTGGCACCGGCTTCATGTTCATTCGCCGTCACGTTATCCAGACGCTGATGGACAAACACCCCGAGTGGAAATACTACGTTGAGGTGGAAGAGAAAGATCACTACTCACTGTTTGACTTTCAGTCAACTGCAAAAGGTTACATCGGCGAAGACTACCTGTTCTGCGATCGCGTCCGAGCAGAAGGCTTCAAGATTTACATTGACCCCGATATCAATCTTGGCCACTTTGGCCAGACTGAATTCAAAGGTCACTTTGGTAAGCAGGTTTTGGATCGCATGATCGAAGACACCTTGCCCGAGTTGAAAGTTGCAAATGGCTAAATCACCAGCATGGACTCGCAAAGAGGGGAAAGATCCCAAGGGTGGCTTGAATGCCAAGGGAAGAGCTTCTGCCAAAGCCCAAGGGATGAATCTAAAACCTCCTGCGCCCAAGCCCAAGACAGAGAAAGACGCTGCTCGTCGCAAGTCGTTCTGTGCCCGGATGGAAGGGATGAAGTCCAAGAATACTGGAGAGAAAGCCAAAAAAGATCCAAACAGTCGTATTAACAAAAGCCTGAGGGCATGGAATTGTTGAAATGGAATTGATGTTTTGGAACACCATCTTGACGTTACTGATTGGTATCGTTGGCTGGGTATTGAAAGAAAAATCATCCGAGCTTCAGCGCGTGACTATTCTGTTGAATAGAACTCGCGAAGAAGTGGCAAAAGAGTACGTCACAAAGGTTGAGGTGCACAGTGACATCAACCGCGTTTTGGATCGTCTGGATCGCCTAGAGGGCAAGCTGGACACATTTATGCGAGATCACAAAAATGCCTTCAACCAGTAAGAAGCAACACAATTTCATGGCCGCTTTGGCAAATGACCCAAAGTTTGCCAAGAAAGCAGGCGTCCCACAATCCGTGGGCAAAGAGTTCATGAAGGCCGATAAAGGCCGTAAATTTACAGAAGGTGATTCAATGGAAAAGAAGCTGCCCAAGAAAGAAGCCCCCAGTAAAATGGGTTCTGTGAAGACCGCTGCTCCCAGCAAAGACGGCATTGCTACCAAGGGTAAAACCAAGGGCAAGATCGTAAAAATGTGCGGTGGCGGCAAAGCCAAGAAGTGAGGTCAACCATGGCTACAAAACAACCGATGCCTATTGCTAAAGCTGGCTTGGCCGGTATGCAAAAGAAAAAGCCCGCGATGCCCAGCGGTGGCGAGCGTCCGATGCCCATGCAACGCCCTGCTCGTCGCCCTGATGTGATGCCTGAAGATGTGATGACCGAAGAAGGTCGTGCACGTCGTGAAGCAGCTCGTCAAGCAGTGCGTGACATGAAAGACGCAGAAGCCGCACGTGCTGCTTATGACAAAGCCATGCCCAGCGCTGACACCAGCATGAACTACAAAAAAGGTGGTTCTGTTTGCTCTGCCTCCAAGCGTGCTGACGGCATTGCTGAGCGCGGTAAAACACGCGGCAAGATGGTGTAATCATGATGGCCTCCCGTGGCATGGGCGCCGTTAGCCCCTCCAAGATGCCAAGCGGCACAAAGAAAGCGCGCCGTGATGGTTGTGACTTTACGCAGTACGCTGAAGGCGGAGAGGTGTGGGATAAAAAGCGACCTAAAGATCTGGGAGAGCCAAAGAAGCTGACCTCTGCAAAGAAAGCCAGCGCCAAGGCTATGGCCAAGAAGGCCGGTCGCCCATACCCCAATCTTGTTGACAACATGCGAGCCGCAAGGAGCAAGTAATGGCCACATCAGGCACGTCACTCTTTGACATGGACTTCACGGAGATTGCCGAGGAAGCATTCGAGCGTGCCGGTCGTGAAATGCGTTCAGGCTACGATCTGCGTACTGCTCGCAGGTCAATGAACCTGATGACCATTGAGTGGCAAAACCGCGGCATCAATATGTGGACAATCGAAGAGGGTGCGTTTAATCTCACACCCGGATTGAACACGTATGCTCTGCCCACGGATACGATTGATTTGTTGGAGCACGTGATCCGCACAGGAGGCAATACAGTCTCTACACAGGCGGATCTCAACATCACACGAATTAGCGTATCCACATACGCCTCCATTCCCAACAAGATTGCCCAAGGCCGTCCTATTCAGGTGTGGGTGCAGCGTATGTCTGGTGTGGTTTCTCCGACTGGCTTAACGCTAGACGGCGCAATTGATGCAGACGACACCACCATCACGCTTGACTCTACGGCTGGATTGGCTGGCTCAGGCTTCATTCGTTTGGAGTCGGAAGACATCTACTATGGATACGTCTCTGGCAATACGCTAGGCGGCGTTTTCCGTGGCCAGAATGGAACCACTGCGGTCTCTCATGCTGACAATACGGCCGTCTACAATCCCAACCTGCCTGCTGTGACGGTCTGGCCTACGCCGGACAACAGCCAGCAGTACACGTTTGTTTACTGGAGACTAC